GAGATCTGGCAAGCGCGTACAGCCACCCTTTCAGGCAGTAACGCTGTCGATTTCCAGCCAAGCCCTTACCGAATGAGCGCACAGCTTCTCGCTAAGGTGCGAGGATTGATCGCTCACGCGCTAGCACCTACATCTATGGTGGGGTAATGACAACCCCAATCACAACCCTTCGCACTACTTTAGCCACAGCTTTAGTGGATAACACTAAGTACCAAGTTTTTGCATTTCCACCAAGCACAGTATTGGCTAACTCTGTAATCGTAAGTCCAGATGCAGAATACATCGTTCCTACAAATAACAAACACATAAGTGTTGCACCGATGGCTAACTTTCGAATCATTATCACGACCATGCTTTACGACAACGAGGGTAACCTCAATGGAATAGAAGATTTTATCTGTAGCGTGTTCGCCAAGTTAGCAGCATCATCTCTGGTCTATAATGTAAGCGCAATCAGCGCACCTAGTATTCTCAACGCTGCTTCGGGTGACCTACTCAGCTGTGAGATGTCCGTATCAATCTTAACCAGATGGGAATAACCATGACCGAATTGGAACAATGGGAAAAAGAGAATGAAGCATTCCTGATCAAAATCGGTCAGGTAAAGCCAGCGGCTATCAAGCCAGTAACCAAGAAAGACGAGGAATAAACCGATGTCAGTTTATCTATCAAATGGCGTGAGTGTGACTGTTAATTCGGTTGATCTCTCATCGCTAGTTAGCGCAGTAACAATCAACCGCACATTCGATGAGCTGGAAGTAACAGCCATGGGTGATTCAGGTCGTAAGTATGTTAAGGGCTTGGAAGCATCATCTGTAACGATTGACTTCTTCAACGATGAAGCCACGGGCAAGACACTTCAGACACTCAACTCAATCTGGGGCACATCTACTACAGTAGTAATCAAGCAGACAACAGGCGCAGTCTCAGCGACTAACCCAAGCTATACAATGTCATGCTTAGTCAATAACATTACACCTGTGAACGGTGCTGTTGGAGATCTTTCAACACAGTCAGTAACATGGAACGTGAACGGCACAATCGCAGTAGCAACTGCATAATCAACTAACAAAGGGGCAACATCATGGCAAAACTAAAGATCGTTCGTACAGATGGAAGTATTGTTGAAGGCGAAATCACACCCGCTGTGGAGTATTTTTTCGAACAACAGACTAAAATGGGTTTTCATAAGGCGTTCAGAGATCTGGAGCAACAGTCACATGTTTATCTTCTTGCTCATGAAATTGTCCGCAGGTCAGGTGAAACTGTTAAGCCTTTCGGGATGGAGTTCATTGAGACACTTAAAAGTGTCGAGGTGCTTGACTCAGACCCTTTAGCATAAAGCGAGATCTGCCATTCACCTACCTAATAGCTCGTCTTAGTATTAGGTTGCAGATCCCGCCACAGTATTTGTTAGATCTAGATAAGACCATGCTCGATGCATTAGTGCAAGGGCTCAAGGACGAAGCGAAAGAGGTGAGCGATGCCCACAACGGTAAAAGGCGGCGTTGAGCTTCGCAAGGCTTTACGCAAGTTCACCCCTGATCTAGCCAAGGAAACACAAAAAGAAATAAAAGCAGCCTTAGTGCCTATTACTAAATCGGCTAAAGGTTATGTTCCAGATCGCGGTCAGGTTCTGAGTGGATGGCTGCCTCGTCAAATGTCAGAGGCAACCTTTCCCTTTTTTAATCCTTCGCTCGTAAAGTCTGGCATTGGTTATAAGACTTCACCATCAAAGGCTAATCAAAGAGGATTTAGATCCCTTGCCAGCGTATTCAACAAAAGCAGAGCTGGAGCAATTTACGAAAGAATGGGCAAGTTAAGCCCTGACAGCAGATTTGTCGTGAACCAAGATGGCAAGTTCCGCGCCCCTCTTAAAGGTAAAGACCGCATGCAGGGCAGAGTCTTGTTTCGTTCTTATGAAGAAAACAATGGCAAGGCTAGAGAAGCAGTCCTTGCAGCTATCAAAAAAGCCAGCGACAAACTTAACGCTCGCGCTACAGTTAGGGGTTAATCGTGGCTAATGTAAACATTGAAATTGCATCGGAGTTCACAGGTAAAAAGGCTTTTAAGGAAGCCGAGACGGCTGCAGACAAGCTCAGCAATAGTGTTAAGGATCTTGCTAAAGGTTTAGTCTCTGTCTATACAGCGCAGAAGATCCTGTCCTACGCGAAGGCTTCGGTTAAGGCTTTTACTGAAGATGATAAAGCAGCCAGAACCCTCACCAAGACTCTAAACAATTTAGGACTGCAATTTGCAGATCCAGCGGTTAGAACATTTATCTCAGATCTAGAACGCCAATATGCTGTTCTCGATGATCTCTTAAGACCTGCCTACCAAAAGTTAGTTACAGGCACAGGCGACTGGCGCAAGTCACAAGAGTTGCTGAAAACAGCATTGGATTTATCAGCACAGAGCGGTGTCGATGTTGTAACCGTTGCAGACGATCTAGTCAATGCCTACATCGGCAACACAAGAGGCTTGAGAAAGTACACCCTAGGTCTATCGGCTGCTCAGTTATCAGGAATGAAGTTTGAGGCAATCCTAGAAAAGATTGCCGCTGTTAGCAAGGGTCAAGCCGCAGCAGCAGCAGACACCTACGCGGGCAAGATGGATAAGCTCACTATTGTTGTTGCTAACCTTAGCGAGGCAATAGGTGAGTCTCTCGTAGATAGCTTTGCCAACCTTGCAGGTAATGGAGATCTAGACAAATCAATCTCCAAGCTAGAGAAGTTTACTGAAACAGGCGTAGGTTTATTCAGACTTTTAACAGGCGCAGACAGCCTTTCAGATGCGATCAATTCACTTGACTTTCGATTCGGCATTATTCCAACCGAGCGCAGACCTAATACCAATCGCTCACAGTCTCCAGCAGGTACGGCTAAAAGATTAGCGGCTGAGAAAAAGGCTGAGCAGGAAGCATTAAAGCGAGCGCGTGAGGCGGCAAAAGCAGCAAGGGATAAAGCGGCAGCGGAAAGAAAAGCCCTCGAAGCCAAGAGATTAGGCGCAGCCATTGACAAGGCTAGTGTGCTGCTTAATAAGGGCGAAAGCATCTTTGATATTGACAAGATTCAAGTTGCAGCAGCTCTTACTAATCAGGCTGAGCAACTAGGTAAGGCAACAAGCGCAGCACAGGTTTTACAAATTGTTAATGATACTGCTCGCCTCAATGTGAAAAAGTCGATCTTAGAGCTTGAAGATGCTATTGCTTCAAAAGATGAGGCAGCTATCATTGCTGCAACAAAGAAACTCAACGAAGACCTCAAAGTACTTAATGCCCTAACTGGCCAGAAGAATCAGATGGCTGCCATTGAGTCAATTCTTGCTGGATTAAAGCCTAAGGACTTGGTTGATCAAAAAAATCTAGATGAAGCTATTGCTAAAATCAAAAAGATGCTTGAAGATTTAGCGAAGTTCAAGTGGCCAACTCCACCTACTTTTGGCGGTGGTAGCACAGGTGGTAGCACAGGTGGTAGCACAGGTGGTAGCACTACCATCTTAGGTACAGCTGCAATCGAATCTTTAACGCCTGCCCAAGCTGAAGCAATTTTGGCAACAATGCCATCGACTTCTAAAACTAATTTAACTGCTGCTCAGATCTCTGGCAATCGTTATCAAGCACAAGCCGAGGCTGCTTTCGCTAAATCGGTTGAGAAGGTCGGACTTGCTACACAGACCGCTCAATCTTCATTCCTTAATGGCATTCAGGCTGGACTAAACATTCCAGCTGCTCTGTCAGGTGCTCGTTATGCAGCACAGGCACAGGCAGCAGCAGGTGGTCAGGGTTATGTAATCAATATCCAGACAGGCGTGGGAGATCCTAACGCCATTGCAGAAGCGATTGATGAAGTGCTACGACAGGCAAGAGACAGAGGAACGCTGACAGCAGTATGACATGGCTTCCAGAATGGCGCGTTACAGTAGGTGATGATGTTTATACGACAGTCACCTCTGTGTCGTTCGCATCTGGTCGCTTAGACATTGATCGCCAGCCTACCGCAGGTTACTGCCGAGTAGAAATTATCAACACAGACAATTCGCCATTTACCATCAATGTTACAGAGCCAGTCACCCTAGAGCTGAAGAACAGCACAGGGTCTTATGTAACTGTATTCGGTGGCGAAGTCTCAGACTTCAACATCGGAGTGCGAAGTCCAGAAGAAACAGGCTTTGTTACTACTGGCACGATTCTAGGCATTGGGTCACTTGCTAAATTGACTAAGGCTGTCTTTAACACAGCACTTGCAGAAGGTTTAGATGGCGCACAGATTGCCACGATCTTAGGACAAGCTCTTAACCTCTCATGGGCAGAGGTTACACCGACAGTTACATGGACTACCTATCCAGCAGATGTCACATGGGATAATGCAGAATCTTCCATCGGCACGATTGACTCAGGCTTCTACACAATGATTGCCCTTGCAGCGAGTGCTTCTGCTAAGTCTCAGACATTGGCAGATCAGATTGCTAACAGCGCATTGGGTCAGCTGAGTGAAGGCAAGAATGGAGATGTAAATTATGACGATGCGGATCACCGGTCTAACTATCTCGCAGCAAATGGCTTTACTAACCTTGACGGGTCTTATGCAACACCAAGCTCTATCACCTCAACAACTCAGATTGCTCGCATCCGTAACAGCCTTATCTATCGATACGCCACAGGATACGGATCAACCTACAGCACCTCTGACCCAGACTCCATAGCCTCTTACGGGCTATTCGAGCGTTCATTCGACTCTAACATCAAGAACCTGTCAGACATCACCGACATCGCTTCTAGAGAGTTAAACCTTCGTAAGAACCCACGCGGTTCATTGGGTGCGATTACCTTTCGTCTAGATAACCCAGACATCCCTAGTGCAATGCTAGACAACCTCATTGGCGTATTCTTCGGTCAGCCTGTGCAGATTAATAACTTGCCTAGCAACTTACTCGGTGGACAATTCGATGGCTTTGTCGAGAATGTGGCATTACGAGCAACACCTAGCTTTGTGGAGATCACCCTCTACATCTCAGCAACAGACTTCTCACTATCAACAACCCAATGGGAAACAGTCACCCCTGCCTCACTAGCTTGGACAGGCGTGAATGGTACACTTATCTGGACTAACGCGACTGGAGCACTAACCTAATGGCAAGCACATCCAACTTTAACTGGAACACCCCTGATAACAGCGGACTCGTAAAGAATGGCGCACAGGACATTCGCACGCTGGGTGATGCTATTGATACCTCATTGGCTGGAATGGTCGTAAATGCACAGACTGGCACGACCTACACAGCAGTCAAGGCAGATGGTCTTAACGCTATTGTCACGATGGACAACGCATCGGCTAACACTTTCCGCATTCCAACAGATGCGACTTATAACTTTCCTGTCGGTACTACCTTGCTGGTCTATCAGAAGGGTGCAGGTGTAACTACCATCAATGCTGTCACATCTGGCACTACTACCATTGTCAGCGCAGGTGCAGTCCTTGCAGCTCCAGTCCTTGCTCGCTATAAGTCAGCAGCTTGCATCAAGATCGCTGCTAACTCATGGGTCGTAGTCGGTGGCATTGCTTAATGTATCCATCACTAATCGGGATCATCGCTTCTAGCGGTATTGCAGCAGGTGGCGATTATGAGTCAATCGCTACCGTAACTGTTGGAGCAGGTGGCGCATCTAACGTTACCTTTAGTAGCATTCCTTCTACCTATCAACATTTACAAATTAGAGCAATCGGCAGAACAGCAGACACTCAAACTTATGACAACACTTGGGTGAGTTTTAACGGAGACACAACTGCTTCTAACTACAACTGGCATAATCTTTTGGGCGATGGTGGATCTGTAAGTACGCAAGCATTTACATCTAGTAGAGTGCTTATCAACGCTGTCTTTACTGGAACGGCAGTCAATAGCAGTATTTTTGGAACATTTATTACTGACATTCTTGACTATGCAAATACTTCTAAGTTTAAGACCACTCGCTCATTGGCTGGAGTGGACACTAATGGCGCAGGTCGTTTGATGCTTCAATCATCTTTGTGGCAAAGCACCTCTGCGATTACTTCTATAGCTTTAACGAATGGTAGCGGTGCTAACTTTCCTCAACACTCATCTTTCGCCCTATACGGAATTAAGGGGTAATCATGCCATCTACTTATGAGCCAATTGCCACTTACACAGTTACAGGATCAAATCTATCTGGCACAACAGGTGTAACTTTTAGCAGCATCCCTAGCACCTATACAGATTTAATCTTGGTGCAAAACTTTACTTTGACTGCTCCCGCTATTGTATGCCTTAGGGTTGGAGCAGGTTCAATCGACTCTGGTACTAACTACTCGCAGACTTCTTTATCTGGTAACGGATCATCTGCAAGCTCCGCTAGGACATCAAGTGCAAATCTTTGGCGATCTGACTTAGCTCATGGTACATCGGGAGTGGGCACTTACATTTCACAACTTATGAGTTATCAGAATACGACAACAAACAAGACCACTATTCAGCGTTATAACAATGTACCTTATGGAGCATTAGAGGCGGTCGTGGGATTGTGGAGAAGTACAAGCGCGATAAACACAGTCCAATGCTTTTTAGATCGTGCTGAGTTTTATGTCGTTGGCTCTACATTTACATTATACGGGGTGAAAAGTGCCTAATACATTTATTAAGATTGCATCCGTTACAGTCGGATCAGGTGGGGCTGCAACTATCGACTTCACTTCTATCCCAAGCACTTACACCGATCTAGCAATAAAAGTGTCTGCCCGCACAGATGGTTCTAGCGGTAACGGATGGCAATCAGGTAAAGTCACTTTTAATAACTCGGCTACTGGTTATTCAGGAATCTTGCTTATTGGTCGCGGAGATCTTTCAGCGGTCTCAATTACTTCTGCATCGACAAGCATTGAGTTTGGTTTTTATTCTAGTGATGCAGTTAGTTCATCTAACACTTTTGCAAGTAATGATCTTTACATTCCTAATTACGCTGGCTCTTATAACAAATCTATAAGCTCAGATGTAGCGGAAGAAAACAATTCAGCCCGCGCCTTGCTTGGTTTCTGTGCTGGATTATGGTCTAACACAGCTGCAATCAACAGAGTGACTTTAACGCCCGGAAGCGGTTCATTCGTACAATACTCAACAGCAGTTTTATACGGCATCAATAAATCATAAGGAGACAACATGGCAGACACAAAGATCGTAGTTGATTGCTCTACTGGGGAAGTCTCAGAGATCGAATTGACAGCGGAAGAAGTAGCACAGCGCGCAGCAGATGCTAAGGCGTTCGCAGATGCTAAGGCAGCAGAGGAAGCAGACAAAGCGGCTAAGGCTGCTGAGAAGGCTGCACTACTGTCAAAGCTTGGCATTACCGAAGATGAAGCGAAGCTCTTACTTGGATGAAAGTCAAACTCTCTAGAGCTGCTATTCAACTAAGAGAGCAGATTGATGACTCGTTCCCAGATCGTGACCGCGTATCGGATGGTTGGATCGGTGATACCCGACACGCTGCTCGCAAGTCAGATCATAATCCTGATGAGCAGGGCTGGGTTCGTGCCATTGATGTGGACAAAGACTTATTCAAGGGTGGCAAGCCAGACATCATGGGAGATCTTGCTGATCAGCTTCGTACCCTATCCAAGTCAAAAACGGACAAGCGTATTAGTTACATCATTTACGATGGACGAATCTGCTCCAACATCCTTAACTGGAAGTGGCGCAAGTACACAGGGGCTAACAAACACACTAAGCACATGCATGTTAGCTTTAAGAAAGAAGCTGACAATGATGGTGCTTTTTTTCAAGTACCTATGTTAGGA